GCCTAAAAATCCACCAGTTGTACCACCATTCATAGAGAACACATCATCATCTGATCCGTCTGCATAGAATATTTTTGCTTGTGCTACGTCGTTATCTTTATCAAACAATGTAATCATTGAGTAAGCTGAAAAAATATCAACAGCTGTAGCTCCTTGAATGCTTAATGCATTTGAAGTAACAGTAGTTCCTACGATAAATTTATAAACTAAGCCTGCTGCTGCTACTGGTAAAGTTACCGCAACGCCTGCTGCTCTATTAAATACGAAAGTAGTTCCACTTTCTGCTGATGTTACTGCTTTAGTTGCTGCAGTTAAAGACTCATAAGGTGCAACAATATTTGTCGCTCCTGTCATTTTCATAGTACCAGAACCTGATACATTACCGCTTGAATCGATATCAAAGTTAGTTGTTACGGTACCTACTGTAGATTTAGTGATTTGTTCAAAACCACCTTCTGATCTAATCGGACCGCTAAAAGTTGAATTTGCCATTCTTTAATCCTTCTGGGAGTATAGTCCCAAGTTATTTTCTTACTGTCTCTATAACGTCTGCTTGGCCAGTCAAGTAAGATTTGTTAAATCCAAGTAGTAAAGGGGACATTTCTGCCCCCTCTACAAAGTGTGTTATACGCCTTCGTTTCCGTATACGCCTCTCCAGTCAGAAAAGCCAAAGCTATATCTTTCTCTAGATTTGTATCTTACGTTTCCAGTTTCAAAGTCGCCTTCCATAGAAGTTGCGATAGGTGCTCTATTGAACATTTTCATTCCGTTAGGAACATCAGTTCTAATAAAGAAAGCATCTGGATCACTAAATCTGTGATTCACATGATAGCCACCTGGTAGCATTCCTGTAGACTTAATCGCATTCACATCATTGTCTGATGATCCTGGTTTGTACGGAGATGCCAGCAGTCTTTCCGCTACGAATACCAATTGTCTTGGTATGTGTAGTGTACGACCTTGAGCTGCAATCGGGATGTCTTTATCGTCAGTAAATCCTGCGATATCAATTAATGCTGTTTCAAGAGAAGCCTCTGAAAGGTCAGCATAAGTTGAAGGTCTGTTAGAACCTGTTGATCCTGAAGCTAATGGGTGAGAGTTAGATACTAACTCTTGTCCATCGCCGCCTTTGAAAGAACTATTGAAAGCTCTGTTGTAGACGTTTGCCGCTTTAGTTTGTTTAGCAGAAGCCATTGAACGTGCTAATGCTTTTGTTAATCGAGTAGATAACTTGTCATACAAATTGTCTTCCATAGCTTCCTCAGTAATTGAGAATGCCATAGCGACAGTTTCGTTAGTATAACGAGAAACATACCCCTCACCAGTGTTGCCATATGCAACAGCTTGACCTTCGAATTTAGTTTGAGCTGCCTCAAAACCTGGGAATAATACTTCCTCTTCGAAAGCTCTATTTGATGATTCCTCATCGAACAGTACTGCGTGCTCATTTTCGTAACGTGAATATTCTGTTCCGAAAATTGCGTTCAAACCAGGTACTAATTCTTTGAGTATTTGACCTCTAGTAATTGCCATATTCTATATCCTCCTAGATATTATATACCTGTAACGCCAGTAGCGCCATTTAGGTGTTGGTGTGAGTTAATTTTCACTACTATATCCATAGTAGTACCAGTTGCAGTGTACGTTCCGTCAGCTTCTGCACTACCATAAACTGATAGTGGGAAAGTGTTAGTAGTTGCTACTGTAGAAGCATCAGCTACCATTCCTGATTTATGCGTAATTGCCGAACCTGTTGGTGAAGCTACAATTTGTACTAGCTTTCCAGTTGAGTTCGCTGCAGTTAAGCCTGTGCCTGCTTGATCTGATTGAATCTTAAAGATTGTAAACGGATCGTCGTAAACATATGCTTTATATTGTGCTTTCGCTACAGTTCCGTTCGCAATTGAACGTACGAATTTTACATCGCCTGTAGAATTATCTTCGTATTCTGCTCCCCAGAAAACACCGACAACAGAACCCGGAGATGCTGCGCCGACATCAGTTACTAGTAAGCCTGAGCTATAAGTAACAAGGTCGCCTTCGAAGTACGCAGATGGTGCAGTAGCAGCAATTCTATAACCATTCATATCTGTATAGTTATTTAAACGTACTGTACCTCCAGCTGCATGTCTTATTGGTGATAGACCGTATCCAGCCATATAATTTCCTCCTTTAGAAAATTAATTGTTATTATTAAAAGAAAACTAGATAACTAGATATGTCTAATTATTTAGTCTTCGAACTTTGTTTCTTTTGAACTTCCACCTGTAACTGTAGTCTTCGATTCGTCCATGCCACGCATATCACCTTGACCTGCATTCTTTAGATCTTGTGCATAGGCTTGTCCCATTAACTCAGCTTGAGTATTATAGTGTTCAGTTCTTTGATCTGCAATTTCTTGCGGAACTTTCATGAGAATTAAATCTCCTGATCGAACTGTGCCTGCGTGTTTACCTGTATCTAAAACATCTGGATAGGCATTTTCGCCTAATTCATCTGGTGTTACAGGTTCATAACCTTGTCGAACTCTACCATTTACATTTGCATCATCAGAGTTGTTAAACAATTCATGTCTAACCCAACGATAGTGCATGCCTTCAGGTGGTGCTTCCACCGTAAGTTTACTAGGTGCTGTCCAAACTTTTTTACGAGATGTCGAAGCCCGTGTAGTCTTTTTTCGACTGCTTTGAGTTGCTTTTGTCATATTATCCTCCCGCCTTTAACTGGCGTTGTTTTTGGCGTGCATATTCTTTTAGGTCTACTCCAAGTCTATTTGCCATCTCAACTTCTGTTTTTGATAACTTAATCTTAGAACTGCCAGGGTTTGCACGTGATCCCCCTACGACTGTTGGAACCTTATTAACATTCTTCTGCTTAAATTTCTCAGGAAATTCTGAGCGTATTCTTGCATCAAGTTCATTATAATATTCATCAGAATCTTCGTTAGGTACAATACCATCATCTACTAATTCTTTGTGAATAACTAATGCTGCCTGAGACATGATTCTGTCTGAAGTGTCCGTACCACCAAACCATCTATTTCTTTTTTGCCATTCAACTGCCTTACGGTCAGGAGCTGGCGCATATTGGTTAGGTTGTTTCGGAGTTTCAATAACAGGATCAGGTGAAGATTGTTCGTTGGGTTTTTGAATTTGAGATTGTGCTCTAGCTTTGTATTGTTGAGCTACAAGAGTCTCAGCTTTTACGCTTGCGAGTGTATCTTGTGCAGTGATCTCTTCATCAATGTTGCCATTTTCTTTAGCAATCTTCAAAGCAGATAGGGCTTGTTTTTCTTGACTCTCTAATTTATCAATATAATTGGAAATAGCACTTAACTCATTGTCTTTGTTTTTGTCTTCAAGTTTTCGTGCTTGAGAATGCCATGAAGCTTTATCTTGCTCTGCAGCTTTTAACTTTTCTTCAAGTTCCTTCTTTTGTGCAACAAGCCGCTTTATCCGTTTTTCAGCGCGCTTGCCAAATACTTTCTTTGAATCTTCAGTATCTTCTTCCTCAGCTTCTGGTTCAGTTTCAGTAGGTTCTTCAGATGTTTCTTTTTCTTCTTCCTCTACTTCGTCCGTCTCTTCAGCTACGGTTTCTATTCCTGTGACTGGAGTCTCAGTATTATTTGACTCTTCAGGAGTATCTCCTTCATTTTCAGATAAGTCTATTATAACCTCATCGGCTTCTTCAACTGTATCTTCTATTCGTTCGTCTATCATATCAGACCTTTCCTTGGGTGCGACCCACGTTTAACGCTATCTACTATTGATTAGTATGCTGTAATTTTACAACATATTGTAGCAGAATGCAAGGGTTATTTTTATTTTAGTGAAATTTTGTCGGGATCTGGAACAAGTCCAATTACTTCATCATCATTAATGATTACATAATCTTCTTCGTCATATCTAAGTTTACTTCCAACATACTTACCAGTAAGCACCCAATCTCCTACATCACACCATTTTTGGGACTTATCCTCATAACAATCAGGCCCCATTGCAACAACTTGTGATATATTAGTGGCTAACTTTTGATGATGTTTAGTCTCATCAACTAAAATAATGCCCCCTGCTGTCTTCTCTTGAAGTTCTCTAGGCTTAAGCAATATCCTAAAACCAGCTGGTGTTGGTAAACTATTTTTCTTTTTTGACATATTATTCTCCTGTTTCTTGTTTAATCATCTTCACATACTCTTGATGAAAACGATCTTTCATATCAGCTAATGTTTGTCCAACACCAACTAAATATCTATAAGTTGCAAAATCTTCAGCCGCTCCGCCAACTACTTGTTGTTGGTTTACTTCGATAGCTTCAGTAAGTATTGCATCTACTTTTTCTTTAAATGTATTTGCGTTCATATATTCTCCTGTAAGGGGGGCAAGTTAAAGTTATTTAATCTTAATTGTCTTTGGTTTCTTTTCTTCTGGTACAATCTTTTCTAATTGTATAGTAAGCATACCATTTACTAGTTCTGCTCCATTTACAACCACATCATCAGCAAGGCAAAAGCTACGAGTAAAAGCACGCTGAGATATACCTTTATGCGTAAGTTCCTTAGCTTTCTCTTTATTCTTTGTTGTAGTGTAGTCATAATTAGATTTAATGGTTAATGTATTATCAGCATAGGTAACTTCAATATCTTTCTTATCGAAGCCAGCTAAAGCCAGTTCAATTATATAATTAAAGTCATCTGTTTTTCTGATATTGTAAGGTGGATAACTCGGAGCGTCCATTTGTATGGAGTGGAGTTTATCTAAGAATGAATCAAAGCCAACAGTAAAAGGTCTGTATGGTTCCCAATTCATTAGGTTAAGTGTCTTGATCATAATAATTTCCTTTCAAGCAAAATTAATTTAGACCCCATTTGGCGGTCAAACTAATTATATAGAAATTACTTCACATTGTCAAGTAGCTTAAAGTACGTTTCTTGATAGTCGTTAAGATCCGCAAAGTTCTTTATTCTATTGTCATTAATACAAAGCTGTTCGTATAATTTTTTATTGTCTAACCACTCCCTGCCAGTCCAAAACTCAAAGCCATCATATTTAGATTTATACATGCTACTATTTTCATAAGCGTATGACAGATAGTATTTATCATAGCCATTATCTAATGCCCATTTTATTTCATAGAGCGTAGCAAATGAACCCATACCTAACTTAGGATCTTCGTAGTCCCAAGCAAATTGTCCTGTAACTAAATGTTTATTAAATGTAATTAGTTCTGTAAAAGCTATAGGTTTATTATCTTGATAGTATACAAAGTATTTCCAATCAATTGGATCATCACGATAAAACTCTTCACTTTCTTCTTCGTTATTTGTTTCATAAAAGTTTTTATATCTTACATATTTTTTGTAAATACTAGCTAACGTATCTTCAAGTTCATCGGTTAACTTATTAAATATTTTTACAGATATATTATCTTTTTTTAATTTATATCTTTTGTTTTTATTAAATTTAAATTTAGTTAAATCTAATCTAGCTCCCCTGGCATTAATCCAAGTCTGTCCATCTAGTTTGGTATGATACCAAGATAAAGGAATCCATCCATTATCTAAAGCATAATCATATTCATCTAAATCGAACTTAGCTAATATTAAAGAATATATTAAATCGTAATTAGTTAACTTACCAGCAATGTGGTCA